GCAAGCTGCGCCAGGGCGACCTGATCACGGAAATCAACACCGGCTCGGTCCGTGAGGCCGGGGAGACAGCCGCATGAGTGAGGCCAACGCAGGGCAGGCAGCCACGGCGGCGAGTGCGGCCGACGACGCGCTGCTGTTCGTCTATGGCATCGGCTCGCGCTATTTCGCCGACGTTGTCACCGCGCTGCGCACCGAGCTGACGCTCAGTGATCCGGCGCAGGCGCAGGCGCTCGACACGCTGTGCGCGCGGCTCGCCGTGATGCGTGATCTGCTCGAGCGGCGGTTGACCGAGATGCGCCAGCTCGAGCTAGTCGAGGAGGAGGCACACCGTGGGAACACTGACCATGGACAGCCTGGCGCCGGAGAAGGATCGGCATTGGCCGGAGCCGCCGGGTAACGCTTACGAAGCGATCGGCGATACCGGCATGGTGGGGCGGGTTTATCGCGGTTTGATCTGGCTGCGCGGTCCCTGCGGCCAGGAGCATTGTCTGTCGTTCGCCGAGGCGCGGAAGGTTGCCGCCTGGCTGCTCCGCGAGAGTGCGCCGGTGATCGAGGGGAAGGCAGAAAATGTTCAAGACGGATGATCCGCGCCGCTGCGTCGGCCAGCCGGTCGGCAACGGGCAATGCGTGGCGCTGGTGCGCCAAGAGGCTGGCGCGCCGCATACCGGCCAATGGCGTCGCGGTGCGCGGGTGCGGGGTCATAAAATAAAGCCGGGCACAGCGATTGCGACGTTCTCCGACGACACCGGGCAGTATGAAAACGACACCGAGGGCGCTTCGCACTGCGCGCTCTATCTGTCGCAGAGCGCCGAGGGAATCCGTGTGGTCGACCAATGGGCCGGCAAGAAGGCCGGCGAAAGGCTCATCGGGTTTCGCGGTGGGGCGGGCAAAAAAGCCGACGACGGTGATCAGTATTTCGTCGTGGTGACCTACGCGGAGCTATGACTGGGATCGCGCTGTGGAGATAGACGCGGCGATGCGTGAGATCGAGCGTGAGCTGGCAGTCTGATGTGGTATTTTCTCGCGTTCCTGCTCGGCGCGGTGTTCGGCGCTGCCGTGCTGTTCGTCTACCTGAGCTGGCCGCGACGGTGGTGATAACGCTGTTTCGCCAGGCTGCTGGCAACGGACCGTCCGCCGGGTTCTAGCCGGATCGCGGTATCATCCGGCGGCTGGATGTCGCCCGGCAGTGCGTTGCCGATGCGCTGGGCGGCGCGCATCGCCGCGATCGACACGTCGACCGGCGGCGGCTTGTTGCGCGGCCAGGCGGGTAGGTGGATGTGTGCGGTGCGGATGTTCCTCGCCCAGGCGCGTCCGGTTTCGTAGGCGAGCTGCTCGGCGGTCGGCCACAGATCATACGCGGCGGCCCAACCGCGGCCGGCGCGGACGTCGGCATAGCCTGCCTGGGCGCGGCGGTGCAGCGCCATGTCGGCATCGCCCACCGCAATGCTGCCTTCCGCTCCGTTGAAAATCGGCATCGGCAGCCTCCCTGTGGTGGCCGGGCTTTGCGCCCGGCGCAGCCGTGCGCCGATTGTTTTTTCGCCGCCGCCGCAGTCACAGTCCCGTCATGAGCGATCGCATGCCAGCCTATCCGCCGACCGAACCGGTCGGCAATTCGCGTCCCCAACGCGCCGATAGCTATTTCGGCACGATGTCGGATCCGGCGCTCGATGTGCCGCTGCCGCAAGGTGCGCAGGCGCAGCATGAAGAGGTGATCATTGCGCCCGCTCCGGCGCTGTCAGAAAAGCAGATCGAGGAGCTGCTCACCGTCCAATTCCGCCAGGCGCGAATCTATGACGATCGGCTGACCGTGGCGCGGCAGACCGCCATGCGGCTCTACAACGGCGAAGCGCTCGGCGACGAAGAGCCGGGCCGATCGCAGATCGTGCTGACCGAGGTCAAAGACACCATCAATGCGATTCTCCCGACGATCGTGCGGACGTTCTGCGGCTCCGAGCATCCGGTGGAATTTTTGCCGCGCGCCGATGGCAACGACGAGGAAGCGAGGCAGGCCACCGACTACGTGCAGCATGTCGTGTTTGTCGAAAACGACGGCTATCGCGCGGTGCATGATGCGGTGCTCGACGCCTGCCAGCTGAAAGCCGGCTGGATCCGTTGGTGGTGGGACTATCAGGTCGACATCAAAACCGAACACTATTTCGGGCTGCTCGAGCCGCAGGCGGCGATGCTGCTCGGCCAGCCTGGCGTGCGCGCGATGCGCGTGGTGCGCCGGCCGGCGACGCCGGACGAGAATTTCGGCGTGCAGAAAAGCCCCGAGGCACAGGTGGTGCAGCTGGATCCGCAGCGCCCGCTGCTGGTTTACGATGCGACGATCACCCGCCGCAGCCCGCGCAACCGGCCACGCATCATGGCGGTGCCCAGCGAACAGGTATTGATCGACCCTGATGCGACAGGGCCGCAGGACGCGCGGTTCCTGGGCTACTGGCGCGTCGTCACGGTATCCGATCTGGTGGCGCTGGGGTTTCCCGAGGAATTGGTAAAAACCCGCATCACCCAGATGCAGCAGCAGCAGAACCGTGTGACCCGGCGCCGCGACCGGTTGGCGGCGATCGTGCCGCGCGCGCAGTCGTCGGATCCGGCAATGCAGCTGGTGCGCTATCTCGAATGCTGGATGAAGTTTGACTATGACGGCGACGGCATCGCCGAAATGCACCGCATCCACGCGATCGGCGATTATAGTTTCCTGATGCTCGGCCATGAGCCGGCATCGCATGTCCCGTGGGCGAATTTTTGTCCGTTCCTGGTGCCGCATCGCGCGATTGGCGAGAGCGTCGCCGATCGCATCGGCGATCTGCAGCGCGCCAATACGCGGGTGTTCCGCAACATTCTCGACAGCATGGCCGAGAGTATTCATCCGCGCACCGTGGTGCTCGAAGGCCAGGCCAACATCGATGACGTGCTGTCGACCGAGATGGGCGCGGTGATCCGCGAACGTCAGCCCGGCGCGGTGCGCGAACTGACAAAACCGTTTATCGGGCCGAGTGCCTTGCCGCTGATGGAGGCGTTGCAGGCAATCCGCGAATCGCGCACCGGAATCACCCGCACCAGCCAAGGGCTCACCGCTGACGCGTTGCAAAGTACCACGGCGATCGCGGTTTCAGCGCAGATTATGTCATCGGCCGATCGGCTCGAGTTCATCGTGAGAACGTTGGCCGAATGCATGCGCCAGGTCTACGAGGGCGTGTTGCGACTGTGCTGCGAGCATCAAGATCGCAGCCGCACGGTTTTGCTGCGCGGTAAATGGACCCCGATCGATCCTCGCGCCTGGATGTCGGGATTCAATTGCATCACCAAGGTGGGGGTCGGCCGCGGCACGCTCGCCGAGCGTGTCGGCGTCTATGGCTCGATCCTGGCCAAGCAAGAGCAGGCTTTGACCACCATGGGCCCGGCGAATCCGTTATGCACGCTCGGGCAATACGCCAACACGCTGACCGACATGATGCACGCTGCGGGTATCCTCAACACCGGCCGATATTTCAATTCGTTGCCGACCAATTTCGTGCCGCCGCCGCCACCACCGCCGCCGCCGACGCCGGACCAGCTGCTGGCCGGCATCGAGGCGCAGAAGGTGCAAGCCTCCGCGGTCGATAACGAGCGCGAAGCGCGCAACGATATGCTGCAGAAACTCATGGAGGATGACAGGCTGCGCGACGAGGCGCGGGTGAAAGCTCTGCTCGCGGCGGGCGATTTGCGGGGCAAATACGGCACCGACGTCGATCTGGCGGCGCTGGGGCAGCTGTTAGATCGCAATCCGGCGATCGGCGCCGCGATTCTGAACCCGACACCCACGCCAGGCCCGCTAGGAGGCCCACAGGCGCCAGGAGGCCCGCCCGGGCTGCCTACCCCCCAGGGACCGCCGGGAATGCCGCCTGGAGGCCTCCCGGGAGGTCCGCCTCCGTCGCCTCCGGGAATCGCGCCACGCATCGGTCCTGGCGGCCCGCCGCCGCCTGGTGCCCCGCCATCTTTGGCGAATGCCTCTGCGTTTTTACCGCCGCCGCTGATCCAAGCGCTCGCCGCCGCGGCGCGCGACCAGCCGCCGCCCAATCCGCTCGCCGCCGCCGCTGGCCTGGCCGGCGCACGACCGGCCGCACCGCCGCCCACCCTGCGGCCGAGCGGCTCGCTGTTCTGATGGCAAGTCTGCTCGATCCGGTGGACGATCTCGGTCGCACGATCGACGTCGGTAGTTTCCTCGACCGGCTTCGTGCGCAGCCGCAGGCGGATCCGATCTGGCCGGTGTCGAATCCCACCGGCACCGAGCGGCTGGTCGACTATCGCGGCTGGGATCGTGGCGCGCCACCGCCGCCGACG